CTCGAAGATAGTCTTCGCTTTTTCTTGGAATTCTTCGGAGAGTTCTTCGCCACCAAACAGAGCGGCAAGATCCTCTTCAATATCTACAGGAGATTCTTCAACGAGTTCTTCGTCCGACTCAACTTCTTCCTTACCAAGAACTTTTCTTGCAGCACCATACAGAGCAGCACCAGCAGGTCCAGTAGTCTTACCGTCGCCTGTGGTGTAACGCTGTTGACCAGAAGAAGTTTTATGAGCCTTCTTCATAGGCTTATCGAGAAGTTCTGAAATGACTTCTTCATCTGCATCCATCTCGGTCTCCTCGTAGGAAGCCTCTTTTCCTAGGGATTGCATCGCATCCGCAGCCTTAGCGCCACGATTTACGATATCTCTAACAGTTTTAACAGAGGCAGGCTTCAGCTTGGCAGAATCGTTATCTGGTTTGTAGTTTTCGGGGGTAGGACCACCCAGATCTTCTACGCTAGCCAGACCTGTTGCGGAAGGTTCCGACAACTTAGGCATCGATTCAGCAGCTTTCGCACCCCTGGTGACAGGATTTTCCATCTCTTGTAATTCCTTAGCGGACATCTGAACTTTCTCCGATTAAGTAGATCGTTGATATAATCTATATTTATTTATAAATTAGAGATTTGATAAGAACTGATTAAACAGATTGAGCTTATGCTCCTCTAATCTCTTTTGATCGACCAGCGTATTAACTTGCTTGTAAGTTTTTTCTGCGAGTCTTTCTCTGATGATTCCACCGTCCCATACCCAATCTTTTCCTTCCATAATTCCCTGAACAAATGCGTCAGGTGCGGAAGGATCAGCAACGATATCGGCAGCAGTTGCGAGCATAAAGTCATCAGAGACAATCTTTACGCCTTCGTTATTTACACTCAGAGTACCAAGACCACGCGAGGAAACTCCGAGTTTTACGCCTTCATCGATAAGGTTCTGCGCGATCTTACCCATTGGAGTGCTCAAGATCTTTGCCTTACCAATAAAGTTAGATCCACTTTCTCTAAGAGAAATGATCTTGTGGGAAACTCTATCGAGGTTTACGGTAGGACCATCAGGGTGTCCAAGTTCGCCAAGTGCGCGACCAGATGCAACGAAATTCTCATTGTATCGCTCTACCTCTCTTCGCAGAGTTTGCATAGGATACATGCGTCCATTGCGATTCTTGATATCTCCCTGAAGGAAGATGCCCTCAATAAACATAGACTTTTTACCGTCGCGTTGTTCGACGATAACTTCTACCTGTTCGATCTCTTCCGTAATTAATTTCATCGTTCTTAGTTAGTGAATCCTACTTTAGCAACCTTCAATGCTCCTCCAATACCATAGATAAGGTCAGAGGCATTTTTCTGGATTTGTTCGCTAGTTCCATCGGGAAGAGTAATCGAACCGATTCCACTAAAGGAACTATCCTGAACATGAAGAACAACATCCGATCCAGAGTCATTAAGAACTCTAACGACCGTTGCTTTATCTACAGTTGTACTGTTAGCAATACCAACAGCCAATACTGATTCCGCGCCTAAGATTTGAATCCTAGTCATTACTCTTCGTCTCCAGAAATTTCTTCACCAGCGTTTTGACCAAAAAGACTTGCCGCAGCATGTGGTCTCAGACTATCAATTCTTTGTGCAGACTTTGCAAAAAGAATATCTTTAATTTGATCGCTAATGTCAGCTGCAGAAGCATCTGTAGCAATCATATTGACGAGTTCTTCCATGATTTATCAGGTACTGATAAGGTTATTTATATTTCTCCCTCATTGGGACCTGGTTCTTTGGGAGCTTTTTGTGGTTGTGGTGCGGGTGTGGGAGCTGCTTGCTGCTCTGCTCCGCCCTGTTCCATACCCTGTTGCTGCATCATGGGATCCATTGCAGCACCTTGTTCTAACTCCAACATCTGCTGGTTTGGATCTGGAAGAACACCCGCCGCAATTTCTGCTTCGATCTGGTTATCGATCTCAACAATCTCCTGATCTCTCTGACGCAGAATCTGTCTTCTTACATACTCGGTAGAGTAGTAACGACCAACATAAGGTTCAATTTGCATCAGAAGAGCTAAGCGACCCTCCATCAGTTCTTTATCTTTCAGTTCCGCAAAGTGGTTGTCGTAGATAAAGTCAAACTGAATGTGCTCAGACATGATCTCCCAATCTTCGGGAGTAACAATATTCTTGAGCAGAAGTTGAGTCTTCAGCAGATCGAGGAACAGATTGCTAAATCTCTTACGCAGTCTTCCAACAAACTTAGCAAACTTCAGTTCGTCACGAGTAATTTCGCTGGAACGACCGAGATTGAAACCATCTCCAGAACCCGCGATTCTAGATTCGGGAACTGCAAGAGATCTGTAAAGTTTGCCTTGGAAGTATTCGATGTCAGAAAGTTCACCAAGGTTTTGTCCACCAGGAAGAGTAGTGATCTCAGTTCCACGACCACCTTCACGACGAGGTAACCAGAAGTCTTCCAACATGGACATGTACTTCTTATCGTCGCGCATCTCACCAGTGTTGGAATCATACACAAGTTTGTTGCGATAGCGAGACATTACATCGCGCAAATATTGTTCTGCCTTAACCTTAGGCAGGTTACCCACATCGATGTAGAAGATTCTACGCTCAGGTGCTCTACTCAAACGGTAGATAACCAGAGAGTCTTCGATCATTCTTAACTGATTCAAAGACTTAATTGCCTTTTGAAGATAGGAAAGAACCGTACCCTTGTTTCTATCTACCAGACCAGAGGTACAGTATGCAATAGATTCTCTAGAGAACTTAACACCTTTCATTGCCTGACTAGCGCCAGGTTGACCAATGTTTACTGGGAATACTGGTTTTGGGGTATAAAGAAAATACTCTTCAATCTCTGGGAAATATACTTTATCAGCTTCATGTACATTAGCAGTATTGAAGATCTGACCCTTATCATCTTTCTTCTTTTCCTTACGCACATAGCGCATTTTGACAGGATCAATGTATCTAAGTTCTTGAATACCCTCGTTAGGATTCTTAAGATCGATTACCTTATTGTAATATAATCTTCCATCTACATACCAATTCTTAAAGATTTCATGTGCCTTAGTATCAAAGTCCAGAAGATCTTTGATGTGCTTGAACTCTTCGCGAATAATATTCTTAATACCATCAGATGCTCTAAGATTCTCCAGATCAATCTCTACAGGAGAATCATTAGTATCTGATACAATTGCTTCGTTTACGATATCTTCTACGGCATTATCCACCTCTGGGTGGAGTGCCATCTCTCTATACTTTCTAATAAGTTCATGCTCAGTCTTGTAGATCCCTTCGAGATCTAAAACTTGACTGGAAAATCCACTAGAAATATAATAGTCAACCCCGTCCTCTCCTGTTTGAGGGACGGGGGACACTACACCTTTCGGTGCATCATCATTATCTTCAATAGAAAATCCAAAAAGACGAGCCATTATTATAAGAAGTGCCTGATTATTAACTATTTATCAGGCAACCGCTCCGCCATTTCCGTCAGCTTCCCACCACTGAACTTGCAGTGTTACGGTGAACTCCTCAACGGCATCGCTCTGATCGTAAGAAAGATCGATCTGAGAAACATTAGTTGGGAATACACTGTAGAACTTGTAAGTTCTCAGGATGGGCAGATTCTGATCAGAAGTCTGCGAACTTGCAGCAACAGGTGCTCTGCCTAACTGATAGACATATGCATCTCTGGTGTAGTCTTCTGGGTTAACATTACCAGCATTGTCAGACACTTTCGACATGCTGTTCATCCATCTCTCGAAGGAAGAGCGGATAGCAAAGTCGGTGTCATTAATGACGGTGATGGTCCACTCGTCGAATGTTCTATCACCAGCAATCTTAAGTTGGCGACCTCTGAATGGAACAGTGATTGGAGCGATGTTAGATGCTGGAAGGGCAGCTGCCTTTACCAGGAATCTAGATTTAACATCGATGTCACTGACATCAGAATCAACAACTCCATCGGGGAACGCTAAGACCACCTCAAAGAGGTTAGGTCTTGCGATACCACCAGTGAGTCTAGATTTAAACTGGTCAATAGTCCTTTCGGATGTTCTTGGGGGATTTTGGTTGTTAATTGCCATTGGTCTTTTCCTCTATGTTATCTGGTTTAAATCAAACTCTACCGATGACTTCTTCAAAGCTGACACCCGTGCGGGTGGCAACGAAAGTCAGACCAATGAAGTTAATCGACCTTGCGGGCTTGATGTAGATGTCCGCAATAAACTCATTAGAATCAATAACGGCAGGTGTGTTGTTAGTTTCGTCACAGACAACGACGAAATCAGTGATACCTCTCTTCGATTGAACATCACGGAGGAATGGTTCAACAATGTTGATGAAGTTCAGTCTAGTGATCTCATCGTTGAACTCGAACAGGATGTCCTTAGCGGCAGCAGAGATTGCCTTCTCCAGATAGATGAACAGGCGGCGAACATTGATTCTATCGAATGCAGATGCTTTACCAAGTCCAGTCTTATCACCGAAGAGGATAATGCCAGCACCAGGAGAAACAACAATAGGGTTGATTCTATTAGTGTAAAGTTTGTCTCTATGAACCTGGTTAGGAGTATAAGCAAGTTTGACCGCGTTCAGGATAGCGCCTCTTGCAGTACCACCAGGAGAGAACCAGGGGAAGTTGTTGATATCATTTCTAGCACAGGTGCCAGCGATATCGCCATTCAGAGGTACATATCTGAACTGCTGATTGAATCTGTCATACATGTACTTATAGCTGCTATCAAATACAGCGTAAGAACTCGATGCGACAGGAGCGTAGAACTCAATGATGTTGTTGGTCACGGTATCAGCATCGAGAGTAAGTGACTCACCGACAGCAGCAGGACTCAGGAACGCGCCTCTCCATGGAGAGATAAATGCGACTGCATCCTTTCTAAACTCAGCGACTTCAATCAGTTTGTTGGCAAGAGCCATGGTTTCATATTTACCATGGTTAGCAGAACCCTGCAGAAGGAAATCGATTGCAATTTCATCTGGGTTCTTAAGCAGATCGTAACCAGCAGAAAGAGAACCGATATCAATGTTCAGAGCATTGCTAGCAGCAATGTCAACAACACCATTATAGTTCGTACCACCAGCAAGAGTGCCTTGATAGTTACCAACGGAACTAAAGGTTACATCCTTAACATCTTGGTCCCAACCACCATCTCCGAAGACATCCCATCCATCAGAATCGAAACCAGTGGTAACGATTCCAGCAGGAGCAGATCCACCGAAGAGATTCTCAGAACCTACCTCAAGAACTTTTCTCCAGTAAGAAGCAGTTCCAGCGGAGAACTGAGCGTCCTTACCCTTGGACATATTGAAATGCTTCTCAAGGATAGTTCCAGCATTTCCTGTGATTGCGCCACTATCGTCGAATACCAGAACATGAACCTCGTCAAATCTGGAGTTTCTAGCAGCAGCGAAAGAAGATGTTCCAGGTTTCTCAGCGAAGGTATTCCAGGCAAGAACCGAACCGTTGTTCAGAGTAATGCTTTGGTTATCAAACCAGTCGCGAGCACCCGTGTAGGAAATTGTTGGAGTGTAATCCGTTACAACACCAGCGACTGCCTTACCATATTGGGCAGCAACAAATGTGTGGATACCCAGTGCGCCAGTCTCGCTAAACTGATAAATGCTTCTCTGTTTGTAATCGACTGCGGTTTCAGTTCCAGCAGCAGATACATGGGAAACCAGTTTAACAGTTACCTGACCAGCACCGATTTCTGTGATCTGTCCTTTGAAGTAACCATCGAGCAGAGAGGTTGCACCAGCACCAGCAACGACTGTTCCAGCAGGAACTGCCTGAGTGATACCGTAACCGACTCTCAGGTCGATAGCATTAACAGGGTTAATGGTAGAACCGTAACCAAGAACACTGGTGGTCGTGATACCAGTGATGATCTGGTCGCCTAAACCATCGATAGTTGCAACCGTAATTCCGTTCGACCAGGAACCAGGGTTCTTAGCGGCATAGACAACACCAGTGATGGTGTTCTCGTTGTAACCCAGGTTGATGTAGTCGTCACCACTTTTGATCTTAACGCTAGAAGCAGATCCGACAAACCCATTCTTGAGTTCTTCGTCGTCGGCTCTAACGACTCTCATTACACCGCCATAAGCGAGGTAAGAAGAAGCGGTATACCAATATTCGTAGTGGTTATCTTTAGGATATGGCTGACCGAAGGTATCCAAAAGATCCGCTTCAGTCTCGATAAGTTCTGGTGTCTCTACTGGTCCTTTAGCGAAGGGAGCGACCAGACCGCCAGTGCGAGTAGATGTCGCATCTACTCTACCGTTGGTTAGATCAACTTCCCTTACATTAATTCCAGGAGATGCTAAATTGAGCGGCATCTGTAACTCCTTGTAGAATCCAATAATCTAAAAATATTTAGGTAAAGGGTTGTTTTCAGTGGGGAAACAGTGCATGAACATCCTACCAGTCAGGATATTCCCATCTATCGAAAACTGCATTAGTCATCCTGCTCAATACTATTCTTTTTTTGGTGCAGTCTTTACACTCATAAGAATATGCAGATAATCCACTACCTCTTCGAGTCTTATAAAAATCCGACACAAGGTCTTTTACCTTCAGACACGATCTGCATCTTCTCTCTTTAAAGAGGAAATGTTCTAATTCAAACTCCTCTTCAAAATCCATCAGTAATACTCCCACATGAATGAGCGATCACCATATTCGTCAGTCTTCCATAAAGTTCCGTCGCTATCTACAAACTCTTCTTCATCATCAAGACCATTGAGAATAAATCCAAATGGTGCCATGTCCTGCTCAATTTGGTTCTTCTGTTCTTCGTAGATTCTCTTACGGACATCATTGTCTGTCATCTCTCGGAAGTAATCCTGAGCGACTAACCATGCAAAGATGACAAGACACATTGCAAGGTCATCGTGACAACCGTCTTCTGCCTCCCACGACTGTTTCTTCTGAACAAATGTAGTTAGTTCGGCAATGATGTCGTAGTCGTTTGTATACAGTTTATCTTCTTCAATCAATGCCTTTAGGTTAGAACATCCAGTCTTCTTAACCGCAGCAGTCATTCTGACTCCCATCTGGGTTTTCTTACCAGAGAATCCAGACCCAACAATTTGACCTGCTCTACCTCTCATAGAACACATCAGCATATTTTCATACTCTAGATCATATTGTAAGATACTGGCAACCTGCTCACCAATATCATTGACTTCTACTAAAACATACGCATCATTATATGCCTTTGCCATTTCCAAAATAATGCTTGGGAAAAGCATAGGTTTAATTTCATTATTCTTGTATCTTGCTACAGTCTTATATGGAAAATTAGTGATATCAAAAACTACAAAGGCACTATAGTCATGGTCAATACCCCTAGCAGTATCAACCGTAATAATATAGTTCTTCTCCTCTTCGGGTTCCTCATAGACTACAAGACCCTTACCATTGTTTTTGATCGGATCCTCAAAAACAAGATTTCTTAATTTAGATACACTAATCAGCGTATCAACAGATCCAAGGAATTCGCACTCGAACTCAACCTTGAACTGCTGCTCAGATGTGTTAGCAATGGTCTGTGCC